TATAGCAAAGATGGATTGGATGTATATGAGAAAGTAGAAAAGAATAGAACTTATGTTATTGTTGCAGACACCGCTAAAGGCGTTGAAGGCGACTACTCGGCATTTCAAATTATTGATGTTACTGAAATGCCGTACAAACAAGTGGGTAAGTATAGAGACAATAAAATTAGCCCATTGCTATACCCGTCTGTTATTTACAAAGTAGCAAAAGAATTCAATGAAGCATATGTTCTGGTAGAAATAAATGTTTCTGAACAAGTTGCAGAAATTCTCTACAATGAGTATGAATATGAAAACATTGTTTTTGTAAATAGAACTACAGGCGGTCAAGTTGTATCTGGAGGCTTCGGTGGAGGCAAGACACAACTTGGCGTAATCACAGACAAAAAAGTTAAAAGAATTGGATGTTCCAACTTTAAGTCCATGGCTGAAGAAAAAAAACTTATCATTCGTGATGCGGACACCATTTCTGAAATTTCAACATTCATTCAAAAAAGAAACAGTTACGAGGCAGACGAAGGTTATCACGATGATCTAGTTATGCCTTTTGTTTTATTTTCTTGGCTCACGACTAACCCATATTTCAAAGACCTGACAAATATAAATATACGAAAAGAGTTATATGAGAAGCGTATTCAGGACATTGAACAAGAATTAACGCCCTTTGGACTTATCGATGATGGACATGGCGATTCATCTTTTGTAGATTCAAGCGGTCAAATGTGGGAACATGAAAATTCGTTTTTTTATAAATAAAACAAGAATAATGAATGAATACCCTTTAAGTGAAAGACAAGATATAACATCTTAAAATCAAGGAGAAAAAGAATGGCAATCAATTTAATCTCACCAGGAATTAAGATTACCGAACAAGATCAGGTAGCGACAATTCCCGCTTCCGGCGCATCTGTAGGTGCGGTAGTCGGTATGCACAGATGGGGTCCAGTTGAGCAAGCAACACTGGTAACAAGCGAAACAGAATTGGTCGCCCAATTCGGTGCGCCAAATGCAACCAACGCTGTTGACTTCCTAACCGGAGCAAACTATCTATCATACGCAGGAGCATTATATGTTTCTCGCGCAAACACTACTGGCTTGCTTAACGCAACAGCAGAAGCAACCACAGGTTCAGGTAACACTGGTCTAGGTCTTCTAATTAAGAACGATGATGTATATGATAACACATATACAGATGGTTCTGGTAATGTAGGTCCATGGGTTGCTAAGTACGCTGGCGCACTAGGTAACTCTCTCAAAGTTTCTACCTGCCCTTCATCAGCCGCATGGCAGTCAACTTTGACTGGTACTTTTAATGTAACCGCAGGTTCAACAACCGTTGTTGGTACTGGTTCAGCCGCAAATACTGAAGTTACTGTTGGTGACATTCTAGTACTTGGTGGTCGTTCAATTCAAGTTGCCGCAGTCACAAACGCAACTCACCTAACACTTGAGTCAGCACACTTGACTGGCGCAACATCCGCAACAGCAGTTCGCCGTTGGGAATATTTCGATTCGTTCGATCTAGCACCAGGCACATCAACATATGCCGCTGGTAAGAGTGGTGCAAACGATGAAATGCACATTGCAGTTGTTGACGAAGACGGCTTGATCACTGGTACACCAGGAACATTGCTCGAAAAATTTGCCGCAGTCTCAAAAGGTAGCGATGCAAAAGGCGAACAAGGTGGTAACAACTACTACAAAGATGTAGTGAACAACACTTCAGCATATATTCGTTGGATGGACAAAGACGGTGCTGGTACAAACTGGGACACAACCGTTGTAAGCAAGACTTTCACGGCAGTTACATCACCAAAGAATTACTCACTTGCAGGTGGCGCAGATGGTTCTGCACCAACAGATGCACAGAAGATTACTGCATTTGATGTATTCAAGAACAAAGCATCAATCAAGATTGACTTGATTGCAATGGGTAAAGCATCCGCTACAGTTATCAACACAGTTATTGCAGACATTGCTGAAAAGCGTAAAGACTGCGTAGTTGTATTCTCACCAGAAGAAGCAGATGTTGTTAACAATGTAGGCGATGAGACAACAGATGTAAACGCATTTGCTAACACAGTAACCCGTTCAACATATGCGTTCATGGATGGCAACTGGAAATATCAGTACGACAAGTACAACGACACATATCGTTGGGTTCCTGCAAACGGCGACACCGCTGGTTGCATGGCTAGAACAGACAACGAAAGCGCACCATGGTTCTCACCAGCAGGTTATGCAAGAGGTAGAATCCTCAATGTAACAAAACTTGCTTGGAATCCAAACGAAGCAGAGCGCGATCTTCTTTACAAGAATGCAGTTAACCCAATCTTCTCACAGCCAGGTCGCGGTGTAGTATTGTTTGGTGACAAGACATTCACAACAAAGACTGGTTCATTCAGCCGTATCAATGTTCGTAGATTGTTCATCACAATCCAGCGTTCAATTGGAACATTTGCTGAAGATGTATTGTTCGAACAAAACGATGCCGCAACCCGTTCATTGTTCCTAAATACTGTTGAACCATACCTAAGAAGTGTTCAAGCACAGCGCGGTATGACAGACTTCCGCATTATCTGCGATGAAACAAACAATCCAGATGCCGTAGTAAATGCAAACGAATTTGTGGCAGACATTTATGTTCGCCCAATTGCATCTATTAACTTCATCCAGTTGAACTTTGTATCTGTTCGTGGAGCGGCGGCGTTCGCAGAATTGGGTTAAACTCGGATAAATAGATAAAAAATCTAAGGAGATAAAATGGCCGTTAATACACTATCACAAATCAAGAATGCGATTGGAGTTGGTGCGCGCCCTAATCTCTTCCGAGTTTCATTCTCAGGTGGGTTTGCTCAAGGATTTGATTCAGCAACATATTCAATTCTTTGCAAAGCAGCCCAAATTCCTGGTTCGACTCACGGAACGATTGAGGTGCCAACAGGCGGTGGACGCAGATATAAAATTGCAGGTGACAGAACCTTTGCAGAATGGACCACGACAGTTATCAATGATTCTGCAATGAATGCACGAAGACTCATTGAGGCATATCAAACATCTTTCGTGTATGCAGACTTTGAAACATTTACATCAGTTAGTCCTGGTGGTAGAACCACAGACGGTCTATTGACTACTGTTACAGTACAACATTTAGACCAATCTGGTTCACCAGTTAGAACTTACACATTGAACAACTGTTTCGTAAGCGATATTTCTGCGATTGACCTATCATATGACAGTACAGATGCAATCTCTGAGTTTACTGTTACATGGGTCTATGATTACTTTACTGTCTAACGCATAACGAAATAGGAGAAAAATAAAATGTCAGTTTTTTCAATTACCGCTTTCAGAAGTGCGTTAGCAGGTGGAGCAAGACCAAACCTGTTCAAATTTTCATTTGGTGCATTGCCATCAGGTGTAAGTTTGACAGGTTCAGATGTTCTTGTTAAAGCAGGTGCAATTCCTGGTTACACATTGGGTGTTATTGAAGTTCCATTCAGAAGCCGTAGAATTAAAGTTCCAGGCGACAGAACATTTGCTGAGTGGACAGTAACAGTAATTAACAACGAATCACAGTCAATTCGCAAGGGCTTTGAAGATTGGATGTCCTACATTAACGACAACAATTTTGCAAATGTAAACTTGAGAAGAGCAGGTGCAGGCGTTGATTATACCACACAGATTACTGTTGATCAGTTAAAAGATGATAACAGCGCATCTAAGACAACCAAATTGTACCATGCCTTTCCAACTGATGTAAGCACTATCGACTTGTCTTACGACACTACAGACGCCGTGGAAGAGTTCACAGTAACCTTTCAATATGTCTATTCTGCTTAATTGACGAAACCTTTTCGCGACTATAAATAGTTGCGTAATAGTTTCAAAGGGGGGCTATTACGCCCCCTTTTTCTTATGAAAGAGAAAAAAATATGGCAATCAAACTGTTCGGTTTTAAAATTGGTAAAGATGAACCTGCGGCAGAGCAGGTAAGATCATTTGTACCACCAAATGATGATGATAATGCAGTCAATATTGTCGGTGGCGGTGTTTATGGCACTTATGTTGACCTTGAAGGTACAGTTAAAAGTGATTCAGAACTAATCCGCAAATATCGTGAAATGTCACTTCAAGCAGAATGTGACACCGCGATTGATGATATTGTAAACGAAGCAATTGTCTATCAACCTGATGAGTATCCAGTACAGATTGTATTGGATAAACTAGAGCAACCAGAATCAATCAAAAAGAAAATTAGAGATGAGTTTCGACACATTCTCAAACTTCTTGATTTTGGTAATCAAGGGTATGATATATTTCGTAGATGGTATGTTGATGGGCGTTTATACTATCACCTAATCATTGATGAAAAACAACCTCGCGCAGGATTGAAAGAGGTTCGTTATATTGATCCTCGCAAGATTCGCAAAGTGCGAGAAATACCAAAAACAAAATCAGTTCCCGGTCAAACAGAATTATATGTTAAGCCTATTGAATACTTTGTGTATTCAGAAAAAGGTTTTGCAAAAGACGCAAATCAAGGACTTAAAATTGCACCAGATTCTATCTGTTATGTTCATTCAGGCATTACAGATAAAGATGGTAAGGTAATTATTTCCCATCTAAACAAAGCAATTCGTCCACTCAATCAGTTGCGTATGCTTGAAGATGCGACTGTAATCTATCGTATCTCTCGCGCACCTGAACGCAGAATCTTTTATATCGATGTAGGTAACTTACCAAAAATTAAAGCAGAACAATATCTCCGTGAGATTATGCAGAAGTACAAGAACAAACTTGTATACGATGCAACCACAGGAGAGATTCGTGATGATAGACGCTTTCAAACAATGCTTGAAGACTTTTGGTTACCTCGCCGAGAAGGTGGTAGAGGTACAGAAATTACTACACTTCAAGGCGGTCAAAATTTAGGTGAGATTGAAGATGTTCTATATTTTCAAAAGAAACTCTACAAATCACTTGGCGTTCCAATTTCGCGCTTAGAATCTGATACAGGATTCTCTCTCGGTCGCGCATCCGAGATTACACGCGATGAATTAAAATTTTCAAAATTTATTGCAAGACTACGCAATAGATTCACACATCTATTTGACCGTATGCTTGAGACTCAATTAGTTCTCAAAGGCATTTGTACTAAGGCAGAATGGCAACAAATTAAAGAAGAAATTTATTTTGACTTTATTACTGATGCACATTTCGCTGAACTAAAAGATGCTGAAATTCTAAAAGAACGACTAACACTTCTTTCAGATATTGATCAACATGTTGGTAAGTACTTCTCCGTTGCTTATGTTCGTAAGAACATTCTTCAACAAACTGAAGATGATATTAAGCAAATGGATAAACAAATGGCAGAAGAAGAAGCAACTATGCCAGAAGAAGAACCACCAGCAACCCCTCCAATGCCTGTAATGCCTCCTGCGCCTCCAGCACCACCACCGCAACAAGTTGTAGTAAAGGTGAAGAAAGAGGAAGCAGAGCCTCAAATTATTGATGATACGGATCAAAAAGAATTAGCCAAATCAATGACTAAGTTTTTTGATACACTAGTTGAACAAGAGGCAAGAGGTGATAAAGAAAACGAATGATAGCATAATCAACGATGCACTTTCTGTTGCTACATCTGTAGCATACACTAAGAAAGAGATTGCAAAACTTAGAGAAGAATTGCAATCGAAGATCGTTGAACAAGGTCCTACTGGTCCAGTAGGACCGCGCGGTGCTATCGGCGCAAAAGGTGAACAAGGCGCACAAGGACCAAAGGGCGACAAAGGCGATGTGGGTCCTAGAGGACCAGTCGGAGATACTGGCGCACAAGGACCAAAAGGCGATGTAGGTGAAGTTGGTCCACAAGGCGAACGAGGTGAACAAGGTCCAGTTGGTCCAATTGGACCACAAGGCGCACAGGGAGAACGCGGTCTGCAAGGAAAGCAAGGACCAAAAGGCGACAAGGGCGATAAAGGAGACAAAGGTGATCCTGGTAAGAACGGAGTGGACGGACGAGATGGATTGCAAGGCGCAATGGGTCCCGCTGGACCAGCAGGTCCACAAGGAATTCAAGGTGAACGAGGTCCTAGAGGCGAAACAGGAAGAGTTGGACCGCAAGGCGTTCAAGGAGAACGAGGTCCTCAAGGCGAACCCGGACCACAGGGTGTTCAAGGATTACCTGGTAAAGATGGTAAAGACGGAGACATAAAGCCTCTTGAACAACAGTTCACAAAGTACACAAAAACTCTCAACGATAACTTTGCAGAATATAGAACAAAGTTAAATGCACTCATTTCAAAATCACTAGCAAGTGATGCATGGAAAGCAACTGGCTCTGGTGAAGTAAATTTACGCTACTTAGATGATGTAGATCGCGATAGTATTCAAGACGGATACATTTTATCATACAATGCCTCGACAAAGAAATTTACTTTTATTGAAAACACTGGTGGTACAGGTGGCGATGGCATCGATCAATATGCTAGAGATAAAGCAAACAATGCTTATGATGTAGCAAATGCCGCTTGGAATTATGCAAACTCTCTTGTTCTAGAATCAGGAACATTAGATCAATACGCTAGAAACAGAGCAAACTCAGCGTGGAATACTGCCAACTCATCTTTTAATCAAGCCAATCTAGCATACACAGTTGGTAATTCGTCATGGACAACTGCTAATGCAAGTTACAGTAAAGCAAACGATGCTTATGATGTAGCCAATGCGGCATGGAATACTGCCAACAATATTGTTGTGCCATCATTGGCAGGATATGCAGTCAATACAACTACAGATTTAATTTGGTCTACTGCAAATGCAGGATATACAAAAGCAAACACTTCATACGATACTGCTAATGCGGCGTATTATAATTCGAATTCTGCATTTACAAAAGCCAATACTGCATTCAATACTGCCAACGCGGCATACAT